CGACGGCAGGCCAACCGTGCCGACTAGCGGACAGGCTTGCCGACGGCAGGCCAACCGTGCCGACTAGCGGACAGGCTTGCCGCCGACCGGCCAACCGTGCCGCTACCTTGCGCTATGTCCACGAATGTCCACAGCCTAAGAAACTGAAAGAAAAAGTTAGCGAAGAGACAAAAACCGCTTGACTGATAACAACAGGGACTGTATACTAGGATCAGTGACAAGTGGTAAGCGGCTCTTTGACAACTCGGACGACGGTCCCCCGCTAAGGTGGCGAGGGACAACCAATCGCGGCTACTGGCCGCAGAAAGCGACAGCAAAATGAGTACCGAAATGGACAAGACAAAGGCCATCAAACAAGCCAAGGTGGCACCCTTGGCCAGTGCCAACTTCGCGAAGAACTCCGCCGCTACCTTGCCAACCGGCAAAATCGCCAGCATCGCGGCCAACCCCAAGCGCAGCGGCTCGCGTGCCCACGCGGCATACAGCTACTACGCCACCGGCGACACCGCCGCCAGCGTGCTGGCCAAGTTGACGGATGCGGGTCTCAACCGCGCCGAGGCGCTGACGGACCTGCGCTGGAACGTGAGCCACGGGTTCATCACGTTCGAGTAGGCGACACAACCACAACCGCTAGCCACTAGGGGTTCGCCCTAGTGGCTAGCCTACGAAAGGCCCTGAGCATGGAATCCGCAACGGTAGCCCAAGCGCTAGCCCTAGCCGTGAGTCTGGAACGGCAAGCCAGGGAATGGCGCAAGGCAGGATGGTACACTACGGCGCGGGAGTTGGACGCTAAGGCGCAACGGCTACGCAAGGCCGCTAGCCGCGCTGAGCAACTGGCAGAGTACCAAGAGCATCCGTACCGTTTCGCGAAGTGCCACTAACCCGCTAGGGCGGACCACCTATAGGCCATAAGGTAGGTAGCCTATAGGTGGTTTTCGCGCCGTGCCGGGGTATCCTCCACACCACGAACGTGGACCAATGGGAATTTCATAGATCAAAGAGCGCCGAGCTCCCCTCTCCGATCAAAGAGCTCCCCTCTCCGATCAAAGAGCAACCAACCCCCCTCTTTCCCAGCAAACACCATCTCTCAAACTTGGCGCGGAGGCCCCAGCCCGCGCCTGGGCACACTACAATATACTAGAACCTTCCAACTTCATCCCCGGAACCATCACAGCCATGTTGTCTCCTGACAAACTCCAAATTTTTCTTGACACCATCCGAGAGAAGGGCTCCATCGGCGCGGCATGCAAGAAGATCACCTGCGCGGCCTCCCTCATCGAGGAGATGCGGCAGGCAGACCCCGACTTCGATCGCGCCCTCAACAACGCCCTCGAGGAATACCGGTCCCTCATCGAAGAAGAGATCCATCGCCGGGGCATCACCGGCTACGAGGAAGAGGTCTACCAGGGCGGTGTCCTCGTGGGCACGAAGCGCAAGTTCAGTGACCGCCTCCTCGAAATCCACGCGAAACGCCACATTGCGGCCTATCGCGACACGGTCGACGTGAACGCGGAGTTCCGCAGCGGCGTGATCGTTCTGGGCGGCACCGAAGGCACCAACGAGTGGCTCAAGAAGTTCGGGGGCACCGCACCTCAGGGTCACCGCGAGACCACCAACAACGACGTCGACGAAAGCGATGACGAATGAGCTTCCATGTGCCAGTGCCCACCTATCGCTTCCCTGGTGTAACACCCATCGAATGGCGTGAAGACAGGAACGGGGGTCTGTCCCCCTTCCTGGGCAATCTCAAGACTTCCTGGGCACCACTCCCGGGCAGTCAGATTGCGTTTCTCTCTTGTCCTCTGTTCGAAGTGCTGTACGAGGGCACACGAGGTCCGGGAAAGACCGACTGTCTTCTCATGGACTTTCTCCAGCACGTGGGCAAGGACACGAGGACCAGCCTGCAGAAAGAGAACGGAGTGCCCCAGATGACCGGGTGGGGGCAAGAGTGGCGGGGCGTCCTGTTCCGGCAGTCCTTTCCGCAGCTTACTGACGTAATTCACAAGAGCATGAAGCTGATCCGCACTATCTGGCCGGAAGCCAAGTACAACAAGGCCACTTCGACTTGGCGATGGGAAACGGGCGAGATGCTGAAGTTCTCGTGGATGGAACGACCGGAGGACTACTGGAACTTCCATGGGCACTCCTACACCTGGGTCGCGTTCGAGGAGCTGACCACCTGGGCAGAACCCAGCTGCTATACCATGATGATGTCTTGCTGCCGGTCCACTCGCCAAGGCATTCCCATCAAGTACCGGGGGACCACCAACCCCTATGGTCCTGGGCACAACTGGGTGAAAGCTCGGTTCCACTTGCCCAACCACAACGGCATGGTTACTGACGTCATCGAAGGCAATCGCATTGCCATCCACGGCAGTCTTGACGAGAACTTCATCTTGATGCACGCCGATCCGCAGTACAAAGAGCGACTGCGGCAGGGTGCACGAAATGAGGCTGAACTGCGCGCGTGGCTGTTCGGTGACTGGGAGATCGTGGCCGGTGGCATGCTCGACGACCTCTGGGACGCCAAGGTGCACGTTGTGCCCACGTTCAAGGTGCCCTCCTCGTGGAAGATCGACCGCAGCTTCGATTGGGGATCGTCTCGACCGTTCAGCGTGGGCTGGTGGGCACAGTCCGATGGCACCAATCTCGAGTTCCCTGATGGGTCTTCGATGAGCACACTGCCTGGCGATCTGTTCAGGATCGGCGAGTGGTACGGCTGGTCTGGGCAACCCAACGAAGGCTTGCGCATGACTGCTCGGGAGATCGCCCAGGGGATCGTCGAGCGGGAGCTTGAGATGGGCATTCGCAACAGGGTCAAGCCTGGTCCGGCAGATTCGGCCATCTTCACCGAAGAAGATGGTAAGAGCATCGCTGGTGAAATGCTCGTCGACGTGAAGCTCAATGGTGAGACTCACCAAGGGATTCAATGGCTGTACGCGAACAAGCGACCTGGCAGCCGAAAGCAGGGATGGGAAGTTCTTCGCGAACGTTTGCGTTGTGCTTCTATGCCCAACAGAGAAGGCCCTGGGATATACTTTTGTAGGAATTGCTCCCAAGCGTTGCGGACACTTCCTGTTCTTCCCCGTAACGAGCGCGATCTGGACGATGTCAACACTCAAGCAGAAGACCACGTTGCGGATGAAGTTCGTTACCGTGTGCTGCACGCAAAGGCTGTTTCCCTCCCCGGCAAAGCCCATGGAATGGCATAAATGCTGACCTGTCACCCGCAATACATCACGCAGTCGCCAATTTGGCAGAAGATGCGTGACACGTATGAAGGCGAAGATCACATCAAGAGTAAGGGGCCGGTCTACCTGCCCTATACTTACGGTATGATCTTGGACAATGCCGGCACCACCAATACCGAAGGTGAGGCTCGGTATCAGCGCTACAAGACACGCGCCGTGTTCCCTGAGGTAGTCTCTGGTGCAGTTGAGCTCATGCTCGGCTTGCTGCACTTCAGAGCACCGATCGTCGAGATTCCCAAGGAACTCGAGCCTCTTCTTCACAACTGCACTAAGTATGGTGAAAGCATCCAGAGCTTCATGCGCCGAGTGAACGAAGCGCAGATGATCACTGGCCGCATCGGTGCGATGGTGGACATTCGCACGCTCGATGGCAAGACGTTCCCTTACTTCGTGTCATACGAGGCAGAGACATGCATCAACTGGGACGAGGGCACGGATGCCGATCCGAACCTTTCCCTCGTTGTGCTGGACGAGAGCTTCGAGCGCATGGATTACGTCTCCCTCAGCCGGGATATGGTGGAACAGTACCGAGCGCTTATGATGGACGGGGGCAAGTACGTCACTGGGCAAGGGGCCGGGTGGCCTATCGATGACCTCATCTCCCCCAGCTACATGGGCAAGTCCCTTGATTTCATTCCCTTCGTGTTCATCAATCCGAGGGACATTCTGCCTGCTGTGGATGTTCCTCCCCTGCGCTCGCTCGCGAACACTGCCCTGTGCATGTATCGTGGCGAAGCCGACTATCGCCAGTCTCTCCACATGCAGGGCCAGGACACCCTGGTGGTCAAGGGTGGCGATGCC